AAGAAGCAATGAAAGGGAGAGCCGCTTATCAACCAACTAATTAAAAACACATTTAACACTTATTATTTATGGCAAATTCATACATTGAATATACAACCGCAGGAACAGGGACAAACGGATTGGGACAACAAACATTTAGCTACGCTGATATAGATGTCCTAAACGCTAACGACGTTAAAGTCTTTGGACAAAAACTAGATGGCACAAAGGAAGAACTTACAGTCTACGCAAGAGACGCATCAGCAAAAACTGTAACACTAACACAAACTCCTGCTGCTTGGGGTGCAGGGTATATTGCAAAAGCAAGAGTGTATCGCTCGACAACTTCAAATGCACTTGTAGACTTTGTTGATGGCGCACGACTGACAGAGAGTGACCTCGACACCGCTTACAAGCAAGGACTGTTTGTGGCTCAAGAAATATCAGAGGATGCAGCAGGGGTAGGAACGCAACTAACAAACACAACTAATGTAACATTGGGAGGAACAACAACTGCTGCTCAGTTAAAAATCAGTAATGGAAGCGCGCCTTCTACTCCTACAGGTGGAGGTATTCTTTACGTAGAATCAGGAGCTTTAAAGTATAAAGGATCTAGTGGAACTGTCACAACTTTAGGAAACGCTTAATTATCCCCACATACATGAACAATCAATTCACGACTCCCACAGTTGGAGTTTTAGGACTTCTCGCCAACATAACACTTAACGACGTAAACGAGATATTAGCAATACTAGTAGGTGCAGCTACGCTTGTTTACATGGTGTTAAAAATCGTCGGAGAACTACGTAAAAAAGGAAAATAATTTATGGATAAAAATGAAAAAATGGATGTCTTGCAGGAATTGCTGACAGACGAATTTATAGGACGCATTCAAATGGGAGATGCCGAACCTTCTCTTCTAAACGCAGCTCGGCAGTTTCTTAAAGATAATGGCATTCACGCAGGAATTAAACAGGATTCTAAAATCCAGGATCTTGTTAGTATTCTTCCGTTTAGCGATGACGAGGAACCAAAGGCAGTAGCTAACACTAACTAAAAAGTCATTATGAGGAATTATAAAAAGGAGTATAATAGTTATCATAAAACCCCTAAACAAAAAAAGAGAAGAGCTGCTAGAAATAAAGCTAGAAGACTTACTATAAAAGCCAGAGGTAAAAAAG